TAGTGAGTGGCATATAGATGATGTAAACAACGACCACAAGGTTGCAATCTATTATGTAAATGATAATAATGGTTATACTGAAATATTTGATGGTGAGAAAAATTATAAAATAGCTTCAAAGAGAAATAGAATGGTAACCTTTGATGGTAAATATGAACACCGAGCAGTTGGTCATACAGATACGAAAGTGAGAGTGGTAATTAATATAAACTATGAATGATAATAGGAATTTTATATGATATTAGTTGATTTAAACCAAGTTTTAATTTCAAACCTTATGGCACAAACAAGAGGTGAGGTTTCTGCTGACGTAGATATGATACGTCATATGGTGATGAACTCACTAAGAAACTATAATAAAATGTTTAAAAAGGAATACGGTAAAATGGTACTGTGTTCAGACGCAGCTGATCCTTGGCGAAGAGAAATATTCCCTCTATACAAATATAGTCGTAGAAAAGGTAGAGATGAAGACCAAAGAGATTGGACAGAAATATTTAACATCTTACATAACATAAAACAAGAATTAAAAGATAACTTTCCTTATGTGGTCTTAACATTAGATAATACTGAGGCAGACGATATAATTGCTGTTTTATGTAAAGAAGCTAAAGAAAAGGTTATGATTATATCTGGCGACAAAGACTTTATACAATTACAAAAATATACACATGTTAAACAATATGCACCTATACAAAAGAAAATGATAGGTGAAGACATTGATCCTGTGGTATTTTTAAGAGAACAAATTATCAAAGGTGATAGATCAGATGGTATACCAAATATACTAAGTGAAGATGATATATTTACAACTGATAAAAAACAGGCACCAATAACTAAGAAAAGATTATTAGAGTGGTCAAATATTGACAATATACCACTTGGTTCAGAAACTAAGAAGTATTATGAACGTAATAAGACATTGATTGATTTGGATGAGATTCCAGATCGTATATATAATAATATACTTAATGAGTATAAATCTTATAAAGTGAATGACAGGTCGCAACTGTTAACATACTTTATAGAAAATAAACTAAAAGTGATGATTGAAAATATATCAGACTTTTGAACATAGCTATGGAGATATAAAAATGGCAGAAAGAAACCCTAACTTAATAGACCCAAAAGCAATGACACGTGTACAATCAACAAGAGGTACATCAAGGCCATTGATTTCGGAAGTCTTAACAAAGGTTAATAACGCCAAAGATAAACCTAAAAAGATCAAAGTATTACAAGACAATGATACACCTGGTCTAAGAGTGGTTTTGAAAGGTGCATTTGATCCTAAACTCGAATGGACTATACCAGAGGGAACTCCACCATTTATGGCAAATGAGGCCCCTATTGGTACGGAACATTCTCTTTTGGAAAATGAAAGTAAAAAGTTATGGCATTTTATTAAAGGTGCAGATAACAAAACTACTAAAGTCCAAAAGGAAAATATGTTTATTCAAATACTAGAAGCTTTACATAAAGACGAAGCACAAGTATTAATAGACACCAAAGATAAGAAACTTAACAAAGTTTACAAAGGTTTAAGCGAATCGGTAGTTAAAGCTGCCTTCAATTGGGACGATAATTTCGTCAAATTAGACGCAAAATAACCATTTAGAGGGGGTGCGACATTCTGTACCCCCTTTAAATCATTGATTTTACATACTTTTTTCTGAAAATTAGCTGTTGACTCTAGTAGAATAATGTGTTATCCTAAATAGTAATTAACAAAGAAAGGTATATTATATTATGAAAAAGTTTATTGGGTTTGTTATTGTTTTAAATGCATTACTATGGTTTGGTTTATCAAATATAGCAAGTGCAAACGACAAGTTAGAAACAACTATAGGTTCTATAATACAATCTAAATTAAACGGTTTGAACGTTGATGAAGCTGCCATTATGGAAGCTGAATTAGAATTTATTGCTCACAAGTTTGCAATAGAAAGTATCAACATCCTTCAACATTACTTGCCGTCTATTTTAGATGGTATTTCAGCTGATCTAAGATTAAAAGCTGATAAAGAATTTAAATGTGCTCTACTAAAAGGCTCACAGATAGAGGACGATTGTGAATAGTTTAACAGAATTTTTTGAAATAGTTTATAATATTTTACGACAAGAGATTGTAATTATTATATTATCAGGTCTTTTTATGAGTATCTGGTTCATTATAGGAGATTTAAAAAATAAGTATGTTAAAAGAAACACGAAAAAGTCAGGTTAAAAAAATACTAAAGCGAGAACTTACGTCTAGTAGAATGTATAGAACCACATATACAGATATTAAAAAGTATTTTAACATGATTAATGAAAGTGTATTCAAAGGCAACTTATCACCTTTTAATGAAATTATTATTAAACAAATTAGAGATAAAAAAAGATACTGCTACGGTCAAGTAGAAATCTTAGAGTGGAAAAGAAAAGGTACAAGGGTGTATAAATTACAAATGCAACCAAAGTATCGTAACAAAAAAGAATTTGTGGACACGTTAGGCCACGAAATGGTGCACCTATATCAAATGGCCAATATAGGTGATACAGGCAACCATAATAAACTGTTTTACAGTTTTAGGCCAAAACTTAACGCTATAGGGTTAGACCTATAATTTATATAATAAGGAGAGTGAAATGTCAAAGCGTAAGTCAAAAGAACTGGACCATTATCTAAAACATATTATAGATAAAGTACCAGAAAAAATAGAAAACTTTATTAACTCAGACGAAAACAAAATTACCTATTATACTGGTAATTGGGCTAAAGATATAGTTAATAATTATACAGAAAAACAAGCTGAAAAGATATTCAAAAAGATGTCTTCTTTTTCAGATAGAGTTTTATTTTTTCAAAAAAGAAATAAGAACATTGAGATAGGTACTTGGTCGGAGTATGGTGAGAACTTACCAGAATCAATCAGTAGCTATGATTATATTTGTGTAAGATCAAAATAATGAAAACAGTTGAAGAACTAATATCATCTGGTTCAATTATAACTCAAAATGGTTTTTTAGATAACTATGCTGAGTTATATGAGAAGTTGGAAAAGTATCACTATGACGAAATATATCAACCGTCTAGTGTATATTATGGTAATAGGTTTCAATCACCACTACCTTGTTGGGAAACAGATTACTTTGTCAATTGTGATCCAGATATGAACGAAAAAATTAAAAGTCAAGTACAAAAATTATTTGCAAAACCAATTATAGATTGGCATTGTAGAATAAGACTTACAATAACAGATGAATTAAAACAATCTGTACATTTAAAACATGGTGATTCAAACTCTATAGGTTCTGTACACTATGACGATTATGATTTTGCAGGTGTTCTACCGTTTGAACAATCATATACTGGTGGCACAGCATTTTACGAGAACAATTGGGATAAAGCACCCGATATAATTTATGGATCGTGGCCTAATAGATTAGTCTTATACAAAGGCAGAAGAAATCATGCAGCTTGCCACGATTTTACTTATGATAAAAGATATATGTTAGTATTATTTTTTAATTTGAAAGGACAATTATAATATGAGAAAAAAAATATACGATAGTATAAAGAAACTAATATTATTTACAACTTTAGTTTCAGTAGTATCAGTAGGTTCGTTTATCTACGGTACATTTAACCCTAATAATATGATTAAGGCTGATATTCAAAGAAGTGTTGAAACAAAACATGCTCTTTGGGCAAAAGACTTAGGTCTACATGAACCAGAAATGAAATACAGAAACAATGTGGAGTTTATAAATGCATTGAACAAATGTGTTGATTTTCTAAACTTTCAAACACCACCTGAGTTAAGAGTACCTTACTCTATGTTATCAGCACAAGCTGTATTAGAAAGTGGTTGGGGCACAAGTAGATTTGCAAAAGAAGGCAATAATCTATTTGGTATACGTACATGGAACAAAGATAATGGTTTGTTACCTATTGGCATGTCACCAGATACGCCGTGGCGTGTAAGATCATTTGATACAAAATGTGGTTCTGTAAAAGAATATATGTCATTGTTAAATTACCACGAGGCATATGTTGACTTTAGAGAACTAAGAACTAAGATGTTAAAAAATGGAGAACCATTGAATGGTAAGAAACTAATTAAAACATTAAAGGCATTTTCTACAACAAAAGACTATTCAGCTAGAGTTATAAACATGATGAATAAAATAGAAGAGGTAACTGTAACTGAGGAGTTTAATCAGATAGATCAGGAAATGGTTATAAAACTAAAAGATAAACCTCCAATACCACTTAAAAAACCTGACTAAATATAAACATGTTTTTAATTCTATTAACATTTATCTCAGCTATTAGTATATCTGTAATAGCTGCAGGTTATTCAATCATTGGATTGGCTACACTATTTGCTGGTGCATTTGTACCTATCATTGCTATGGGTAGTGCGTTAGAAGTAGGTAAACTTGTAGCCGCCAGTTGGTTGTATAATAACTGGTCAAATCAATTTGTACCAACATCATTACGTACATATTTGTTTTTTGCAGTTATAGTGTTAATCTTTATTACTTCTATGGGTATCTTTGGTTTCTTATCAAAGGCACATTTAGATCAAGTAAAACCTACATCAAGTAATAATATTAAAATAGAACTAATAGATAAACAAATAGCTTCTCAACAAAGTATTATTGATAGATCACAAGACACATTAAATCTTTTAGATGGTGCATTAGAAAAATATGTTGATATGGAGTATGTGACCAGAGGTTTAAAAGAACGTGAAAAACAAAAAGATGAACGAGAAGCATTAAATATTGCAATAACAAATGCAATAAATGAAATTGCCAAATTAACTGAGAACAAAGGTAATTTACAATTAGAACAAGATAAGATAGAGGCAGAGGTTGGTCCTATCAAATACATTGCAGAATTAATCTACGGTGATAAGGCAGAGGATTATTTTGACGAGGCAGTACGTTGGGTTATTATAGTATTGATATTTGTATTTGACCCTTTAGCAGTATTACTATTGATAGCTGCCAATATATCTTTACGTACTAGAAAACATAAAATAGATGTTAAGAAAAATGAAAAGAAAATAGATTACGAAAAAGAGATACAAAAAGAAAAAGATAAGTTAGCAAAGATGAGAAAGAAACAAAAAGAATATACTAAGTTTGCTAAAAAACTAGGTGTAAATCGTATATCTGATCTTAAAAAGGATGAAATTAAATTAAAGGTAAATCAAATTTTAAATATGAACAAGTAGGTTATTATGATTAATGATATTATGATTGTAGGTGGTGGAAGTGCAGGTTGGATGACAGCATGTACCCTTATCAAAAAATTCCCAAATAAAAATATAACATTATTAGAAAGTCCTAACATTGCAACAGTTGGTGTTGGTGAGTCTACTATTGGTGGTATTAAGAACTGGACTAAATTCTTAGGTATAGATGATAAAGAATTTTTATCACATACAGATGGTTCTTATAAGTTATCAATCAAATTTACAGACTTTTATAAAAAGGGCGAGGCATTTCACTATCCTTTTGGCGAACCTAATTTGGACGGCAACTATGCCAGAATGAATGATTGGTGGACAAAGAAGTTTTTTTATCCTAATACTCCTAATTCTGATTATGCAGAATGTATTTACCCTCAAATGGCATTGGTAAATCAAAACAAAATTACTTACAATAAAGATAATAAAATACCATTTGATTTTAATAGACATACAGCTTATCATTTTGACGCCACAAAGTTTGCTTTATGGTTAAGAGATAACTATGCTAAACCACGTGGTGTAAAACATATCTTAACAGATGTAAAATCAGTTGAACATAATGAAGATGGTATAGAAACAATTAACAAACAATATAAAGCAGACTTGTTTATAGATTGTACAGGTTTTAAATCTCTATTATTAGGTAAAGAGATGAAAGAACCTTTTGAAAGTTATAATGATTTATTACCAAATGATAGTGCATGGGCAACTAGAGTACCTTACAAAAATAAAAGTGAGCAACTTGTTTCATATACAAACTGTACAGCTATAGAAAATGGTTGGGTATGGAATATACCGAGTTGGGAAAGAATTGGTACAGGTTATGTTTACTCATCTAAATTTGTAGATGATGGTACAGCATTAAATGAATTAAAGGTGCACCTAAAAAAACAAGGGCATGACATATCAAATAGTGAATTTAAAAATATAAAAATGCGAGTTGGTATTACAAAAAGATTATGGGTAAAGAATGTCGCAGCTATAGGTTTATCGGCAGGTTTTATAGAACCATTAGAAAGTAATGGTCTTTATACAGTACATGAATTTTTATGGTATCTATTAAGAGCATTAGAACGTGGCGACCCTAATCAACATGACAAAGATAACTTTACCCACCAATGTAAAGTGGCATACAAAGGGTTTGCTCATTTTGTTGCGTTTCATTATGCATTATCTCAAAGAAAAGATACACCATATTGGAAAGCAAACTTTAATAAAACATGGTCAGATCATATTACAGAATTAAAAGGTGATTTCTTAAATGAGTTTTTATCATTTGCACAAAAAAGAAATATTGATTATCATTGGCCACATGAACAAGGTACAGGATTTCATTCTATAGCTGCAGGTTTTAATTACCCACCAACTGATTTAACCACATTATGTTATTTGAATCAAAAGACTGAAGATGAAATTATGGATGAGTGGATGCCCCATTGGGACCATTTACAGGCTAAAAAGGAAATGTGGTCAAATGCAGTAAAAAATGAACAGAATTTACTTGATTTTTTAAAAGACCAGATTTATACTGAAAAGTCTTTACATGAAGTATTAATGAAAGGCTTTAGAGAAGAACAAAAAGAGAACGAAGAATAAAGCTTGACAAATACTATTGGAAGTGATATCCTATAAATTATGATTACATTACAAGATATAGAAAGAGTGACCTCTACTCAAGCAAAAGTGGAGAGATTAATTAATAATGCAAAATCGGCTTGTCAAAACTCCGTTACTGATTGGGCAAAAAGCTATTGGTTTGGTGTATGGAAGACTTTATGCCATAAATATAATAGACAAGACCTCTACAATAAGGACCTACACTAATGAAC